CGAAAGGCGGCGGTTCCGGGAGGGAACCCCAAATAAAAATAATAATGGCGGCGTAAGCCGCCCGACGATTTTTTTGAAAATGGGGGTTTTCCGGTAAAGTGCTATCATTTGACTGTCTTTTGAGTGCATACACCGGACAAAATCAGCCATACAATATCCATAAGCCTGTTTGAAGGGGGTATTGTATGGCAACAAACAAGCGTGTTTTCACCTTGCGCCTATCTGATGAAGTCTTTGACAAGATCGGGGCGCTTGCAACCCGTGAACACCGATCCATTACCAATTACATTGAATTTGTTCTTCTGAAACACTTGGAAGAAGTGGAAAAGGCGGAAGGAACGATCAATGTCGATAATTCACCCAAAGGGGTATAACTGAAAATGTCTGTCCTGAAGCAAAAGAGAACCACAAGCAAGGCCGAGTTCATCAACACGGCCAATCAGATTTATGTTGAAACCCTGAACTTCCTGACCCGTCTTTCAGCCCGGTATTCCCGGTTGATTGCGGAGCCGGTGGCAAAGCTGGCCGGTGAGATCATCGACCATGCGGAGAAGGCCAACAGTATCTTTCCTTCGGACAACCAGCGCATTGAAATGAGGAAGGCCCATCTTCTTGAAGCACGGGCTTCCCTGATGGCGCTGGATGTTCGCTTGACCCATGTTTACCTGATTCTGAACCAGAACCCGGAAGGGGCCTTTACCACTTCCAAGGGGAATCCGGTGAAGTCACAGGATGCAATGGAAAAGCTGGATAAGATGGCCCAAAACTTGGGTGAACTGATCGACAAAGAAAACGAACTTCTGAAAGGGGCAATCAAAAATGTAACAGCAAAGCAGAAATAATTTCCCATTAGGTGTGCAACTGATAATGAGCCTGTTGGCGGTGTGGTGGTGGCTTCGTTCCCCTAATTACAACAACAATAATAATTTCCAGAATGTCAACACGGATGGCAACAACAACAATAACAATGCCAATTACTGTGCTGGTGTGCGGCCCGGATTTTGCAAATATACACGGTCAAATGTAGTAACAGAAGGCAAACGGCTTTTCAGGTGAAAGACGACCGATGTAAAAGGAGTTGTACTTCCTTGGGTTTCAATCCCTAAAACTGCCCTTTGATGCCCTTACACGGACGCTTCTTGCATGGTGGGTGATCGTGCCTTAACTCATTTCATGTGTAAGGACAAAGCAATTTAGATGGCACCCTACAACGCATTTGTACGAGGGGCGAATACTTTTATTATGACAAGCCAAGAACGGCATGAAGCAAGGTTCCAGCGCCGCAAAGCAAAGCGGTTGGAACGGAAACAGGCCCGGTGTAATAGCCTTGGGCCAATGAATAAAGTTTTTTCCTATCGGAAGATGTTCTTTTATGGGAAAAAGTGCTGTAACGGGGTACGGTGGAAGCAAAGTGTTCAAAACTTTGAAGGCCACCTGTTTTCTGGTACGGCAACACGGCGGCGAACGGTGTTGGAACAGACTTGGAAGCCCAAATCCTGTTCCCATTTCACCCTTCGGGAACGGGGAAAAATCCGCCCGATAGATGCCCCGCACATTACGGATCGACAAATCCACAAAACCCTGTGTAATGAAGTCCTGATCCCGTTGTATTCACCTTCCATGATCTATGACAACGGAGCAAGCCAAAAGGGGAAGGGCCTTCATTGGCAGTTCAAACGGATCAAACAACAGCTTGGATGGCATTACCGGCGATATGGCCGGGAAGGTGCTGTGTTGCTGTTGGATTTGAAAGGGTTCTTTCCAAATGCTTCCCATGCCCTGTTATATCAGCGGCACCGGGAATTGATTTTGAACCCTGAACTTCAAAACTTGGCTGATACTGTGATTCAATATTCCCCATGCCCGACACCGGGCCGGGGCTTGCCTTTGGGCGTTGAGCCTTCCCAACAGGAAATGGTGGCGTTACCAAGCAAAATTGACCAATGGATCAAGTGTCAGGCCCGTGTTCATTGCGCCGGTCATTACATGGATGATTACTATGCTTTCTTTCCCACGGTGGATGAAGCAAAGCTGATGGGCCATGAAATTGTAAGGCGTTTTGAAGCCGCTGGAATCCGAGTGAACAAGCGCAAGTGTAAGGTGATCCCGCTTACAAAGCCGTTCCGGTTCTGCAAAGCCCGGTTCACACTTACCGAAACCGGCAAGATCAAGGTGAATGGAAGCCGGGATGGAGTGAAACGGGCAAGGCGAAAACTAAAGCTGTTTCACAGAGAGTTCAAAGAGGGAAAACGATCCTTCTTTGACATAGAACAATACATGGAGTGCCAAAGCGCCTATTACCGGAACTTCAACGATCATGGCCGGTTGCTACGGTTGCGGCGGCTTTACCATGCAATCTTTTTCGGAGGTGGACAATGTTTAGAATCATCAAAGCCGGGGCCGGTATCGGCCTGACCGAGAACCTGAACTACATCAAAAAAGCCGAAAATGGTTGCTACATCCTTTGCCCGGAGCATGACGCTTCGGGCATTGTTTTTGAGGGTGTGGCTTACCATTTGTTGGGCCGTGCCGCTATGGATGAACTGGAAACGGTGAGTTTGGAACAGACGGACGCAGGAAGCGAGATCACCAAGGCCACGGAAGCCGGTGGAATCGTCTTTGTGACCTTGGCGGAAGCCGGGAGCATTGACGCTGAAACGGCGGCGGAACACGCTGATTTGTTCGCTGAATGGGCTTTCCCTGTTGGCTACACGGTGGGGCAGATTCGCCGGTATAACGGAACCCTTTACAAGTGCGTTCAGGCCCATACTTCCCAAGCGGATTGGACACCGGACACGGCTTCCAGCCTGTGGAGCAAAACGAGTGATCCCGCTGAAGAATGGCCCGAATGGAGCCAACCGGTGGGAGCGCATGACGCTTATTCCAAGGGGGCAAAGGTGAGCCATAAGGAAAAGCATTGGATTTCCACGGTGGATTCCAATGTGTGGGAACCCGGTGTGTACGGGTGGGAGGAAAGCACGGATGGAGTATAAAACCTATGTTTGCCGTAAACGGGCAAGGTTCAAGGCGATTTGCGGACAAGTGAACATTCCGTATGGAACCACCCTGAATGGTCAGGGTGGTTTTTTGATCCTGAATGATCTTCCGGTGTGTTCGGCCACCAGCCAAAACGCCTATGACTTCTTCACACAGAATGATGATGGCATGGGGCAGGAACGGGGCGAACTGTTGAACCGGATCATTCCCAAGCTGGAAAAGCGTGATGCCGGGTATCAGGCCCGGTGGGGGAAGATTTGGGAAGATGCCCTTTGTCAGAAGTACAAGCGCCCGGAACAGGAAGATCATTGGATTTGGAATCATGACTTCTACAACGGCCCTGTTGAGGATTTGCGCTATATTGCCGCCCTGATCGGGGCCTGATAGGAGGGAAAAGCCATGACGATTTATCAGGTGTTGTGCTTGATTGGTGTTCCCGCCTTGATTTTGGCAGTATTCAAATACCTGTGGAGTCAAATCAAGCATAATACCGAGGATTCCAAGGCTTTGAAGGCCGGTATTCAGGCCCTTCTTCGGGCGCAGATGATCAGCGATTTCAATAAGTATTCCGAAAAAGGCTATGCCCCAATCTATGCACGGGATAATTTTGAAAATTGCTGGAAGCAGTATCATTCTTTGGGGGTGAATGGGGTGATGGACGATCTTCACAGAAAATTCTTGGAGTTGTCCACCGATCCCCCGGAAGAATGAGCAGACGAACCAAAAAGCCAAAGCGTGAGTTTTCCAAGCTGATCCTGTATGTGGTGGGGGCCGTAACCGTTGGGGTTACGGCCTTCACCCTTATCATGGTTTGGAAAACTGAAAACCTTGAACCGCTGGCCTATTTGATCCCCGCCATATTTGCTGAATTGGCAACCGCAACCGGGTTTTACTATTCCAAAGCCAAAGCCGAAAACCGGATCAAACTTCGGAAGTTGTATGGCCCGGAAATCTATAACGATGCAAAGGAGATTTGAAACCATGCTGAACGCTGTTTTGAACAATCTGATCAATATTGGGTGGGCCATGCTGATCTTCCTGTGTGCGTACCTGTCCAATGTTGCTTTTTCCCTTTACTACAACATCAAGGTTTTGCTTCAGCCCTTCGACAGACAGAAAATGATCAATTCCGGGCTGAAGGTTGCCACCTTCGTTGTGGGCCTGACCTTGCTTTGTGTAGCAATCACCACCCTTCCGATTTATGCGGATCAGCTTGGGTGGGCAATCCCGGAAGAATACACAGAAATTTTTGCTGATTTGGTTATTGTGGGCGCTGTGCTGATGGTGTCTTGTAAGTATATCGCAGAAGCCTTCACCAAGTTCAGGGCCATTCTTCAGGTGAAAGGAGATACAGAAAATGAGTAATTCCCCCCTTGCAACCTATACCCGGATCACGAAAAACAAAACCAGCCCCCGGAACCATGCCATTGACACCATCACGATTCATTGTATCGTTGGGCAATGGACAGCAAAACAGGGGTGTGATTATTTCGCCACCACAGACCGGCAATGTTCCGCCAACTATGTTGTTGGTAAGGATGGTTCCATTGGCCTTTCCGTGGATGAAAAGGATCGTTCTTGGTGTTCCAGCAACGGCACCAATGACAACCGGGCAATCACCATTGAAGTTGCTTCCGACACCACCCACCCTTACGCCGTCACCGCCAAGGCTTATGCGGCCCTGTTGGATTTGGTAACGGATATTTGCAAGCGCAACGGGATCAAGAAGTTGGTGTGGAGTACGAACAAGAATGACCGTGTGAATCATCGGAACGGATGCAACATGACCGTTCATCGTGACTTCGCCAACAAAGCCTGTCCGGGGGAATATCTTTATTCCAGACACGGGGAGATTGCCGCAGAAGTCAACAGAAGGCTTCAGGGCGCTTCCAATGGTGGTGGGGTAGTAGTTACACCCCCAGCCGCAGAAAAGCCCACAGGCGGCACCACAGGGGCCACCGTGACCCCTTACCTTGTGCGGGTGAAGATCACTAACCTGAATATCCGTAAAGGCCCCGGCACAAACTACGGTGCAACCGGCTACATCCAGCCCGGTATTTATACCATCGTGGCCGAAAGCACCGGCAAAGGTGCGGCCAAGTGGGGCAAACTGAAAAGCGGTGCCGGGTGGATTTCCCTTGACTACGCCACCAAAACCTGACCATGAGAAAAGGCCCTTCCGGTTCAAGCTGGAAGGGCCTTTTTTGCGTGTTTCTACTATGTTACTAATAACCCCGATTTCACCGAACTTCAAAGGGCTGAAATGTTCAGTATTTGGGCGTTTCAGAGCGTTGCAGAGTAGAAATATTTATGGTACAATAAAATTACAGACCGATCAAAAGCCGCCTTGGCGTCGAAGATACAGCCGTTTTTGCGGCTGCTTTTCTTATATTTGGCTGCTTTTTGCCGCAGACGGCGTTTTCAGATCACACCAAATGCTGGAAGGAGATTTTTTCTATGGAGGTGAGTCACTTCTTCAGGACATGACCGCACGCGTTTTGCAGCGCCGGAAACGGACGGTGACGCTTATGGCGCACACCGTCTATGATGCGGCGGCCCTCCGCGCAGGGAGCTTTGGGATCGGTCAGATCAACGCATAATAAAATATTATAATTTAAGGATGTGTTATTTTGTTACTCTCGGGGAAAAGTCTGAAACATGACTTCATCCGTTTTGTCTCCGCCACGATGGCCTCACAGGTCGTGTTCTCGCTCTACTCCATGGTCGACGGGCTTATGGTCTCGATCGGTGTGAACGAATATGCCATGAGCGCCGTCAATCTCGCGATTCCCTTCACCAACGCGCTTTTTTCCATCGCCGTGCTCTTCGCCGTCGGCTCGTCGACGCTCATCGCCATTTTCATCGCGCAGGAGAAGCGGCGCGAGGCCAACGCCCTCTTTTCTCAGAATTTTGCCACGCTGCTGACCCTTGGCGCGGTCATCACTGCGCTCGTGCTGCTCTTTTTGGAGCCGTTTGCGTACCTTCTCGGCGCAGACGAGATCACACTTGACTATGTCAAGCAGTATATTCTCGGCATCGCGCCGTTCAGCGTGTGCTATCTGGTGTCCTACAATCTCGAAGTGCTCGTCAAGACAGACGGTTATCCGCGCTACGCGCTCTTCACGGTTATCGGCGGATGCCTGACGAACTGCGTGCTTGACTATATCGCCATTTTTCACCTCGACATGGGTGTGTTCGGCGCGGCGGTCGCCACGGGCATCTCGCAGCTCGTGACCTGTATCTCGTACTTTGTCCACTTTTTCAGCAAGAAGTGCACGTTCCGGCTGTGCAAATTTCGCTTCGACCCTCACCTTTACGCGCGCATCCTGCCCATCGGCCTGTCCGACGGCGTGACAGAGTTGTGCACGGGGCTGATGATCTTCCTCTTCAACCGCACGGTGCTCAAGTGCATCGGCACGGACGGCGTCGCGACCTACACGCACATCGCCTACGAGCC